GATACAGACGCTCCATGTACACCGCTCCTGAACCGACTGAAGAGGCGCCGGACCTCAGCACGCGATTTTTCATGCCGACCCCGGAGGAAATCGTCATGTTGGTCATCGTCATCGCTTTGTTCTTGATGCGTAAGCAAATGAGCCAGTTGGCTTACGGCGCCGCTCTCGCCGCTCTCGTGGCGCTCTACGCGTATCGTCGGGTGCAACGAGTGGAAAAGTACTGCTCGAAGTGCATGATGATGTAAAAAAATTATCAACAAAATGTATACATGAGGGTGCGTCTCATCAAAAGTCCCATCGCCGATAAAAAGTTTCGCGCAGTCTTCGTGGACTCTGGTAAGTACGTGGACTTTGGTGGAAGAGGGTACTCGGATTACACCATCCATAAGGACAGGCAACGCATGGAACGCTATCTGGTGCGCCATCGACGTCGAGAGACGTGGACGCGTGCGGGAATGTACACCGCGGGGTTCTGGTCGCGATGGCTCCTCTGGTCCGAACCATCGTTGGATGCCGCGAAACGATTAATGGCTCGTAAATTTGGTATAAAAATAGCATCACATATATAAGTAAATGACAAATTGGAGACCCGCAACTCTGGAGGAACTCCAAAACATCGTGAGAGACATCGTTCTCCCTGAACTCGTCCAGTTGAGGGAGGAAGTCCATTATTTACGTAAACACACGTGGCCCTACGTGCAAGCGATGAAGGAGAGTGGGGCGCCACTCAGCGACATGGAGGCGAAGAGGGAATTCTTTAGCAACCTGTACGATGAGGATGTTAAACAACTCTTAGCTCTCAAGGCAAAAAGTGGGAGAACAGCGGGTCTCTCAGCTCTAGAATACGACTGCATTAGAAAAAATCATCCGTACGGTACATCTTAACCCTGAACGTTCCATCCTTCCCGAGGACGGCGACGTTCTCCTCGCCGTAGAATTCAGGACACCCGATGTCTTCGGTGCACTCTCGGTCGTTGTGCGTCACCGGAACGGGGTACATTTGTTCACCAGAGGTGGTGGTGTAATAGTTGTAGCGGTCTCTGTACCCACGAGCCTCCTTTCCATAGAGGGGGAGGGTTTCGTTGTTTTCGTTGACGAGCAGACCCATTTGTTGCATGTGTCCTGGTTTATACTTTTTAATGGGTGGTCCCCTGTACTCAGGGGCGCGCGCGGGTGGTTCGACGTAGACGGGAACCGCCACAGGAACCTCCACCTGGGTCTCCACGGGCACGGCCACCTCCCTCGGGTTGTACCACACGTACGCGAGAGCCAAAACAAGGATGATGATGGTCGCATACATGAGCCGGTTTTTGTTTTTATTCTTCATGTATACTATATGGTGGAGAAAAGAAGCCTCGCACAAATCGTGGCAAACGTGCAGCCTGCGAAGCGTGCGAAGCGTGAAGCAGCAGATGAATACAGACAAATGGAACGAGAAGCGAAACGTAAACGCGTGTTGAATCTCGAAAACGTGGAGAAACGTCGACGCAATGAGCTTCGTCGAGCGGGTGTCGTGAATGAATACGGTGGCATGCGCGCAGCACAGGTCGCTCAAAAGGCGTATGAACGCGTGTTGGACAAGGTCATGCGTCAATCCACGTACACCGCGACCGATTTCAAATACTTGGGCATCATCACAAAGGCGTATCGTGATAGTCGGTGGTCTGAACTTTTACGCGCCGTGCGTGCCTGGCAATCGTACATGAAAGGTCGTGTGTGTCGCATGAAAAAGGCGGACATGCAGAGCGTCGCCAGAGGACTGAACGTCGACGTGACCAACAAGAACACACGAAAGACCATCTGTGACAAGATTAAAAATAAATTGTGAGCTTAATGTAACAAATGTTTGCTGGATACTTCAATGAACGCAGGACGAAACCAAAGGAACCAAAGGTGGCGGCGCCACGCACACCACAAGTGAACAGGTTCAACGTCATGGTGCAGGACCTAATCAGTGCCAACACGCTGTACAATTATCAACAAAAGTTGGCCAAGTACAAAAACAAACGAGAACCCAACTACATTCGAGCCGTGAGGGAGTCGCGTCCGGCGATTTTCATGCGCGTTTTGCGTGCGTACAACAACGTGCCAAACTCGAAGCTCACGGAAGGTGTGAAAATTCTTGAAAACGTCAACCAGGACAGCTCGCCTCGAGAATTGTTTGAAGCATTGAAGAAGATGCGTGCGTTGAATACGGGACCTGGTCAGGGGTTGTCCATACTTCAAAACAGCGAAGCGGTGCCGAAATTAACGTTCACCCAGAAAGCCATGGTCAAGGACCTCGTGCGTACGCGAAACTACGACCCGGTTCTGTACAAAAAGAAGATGTCGTTGTATCAAAATCAAAAGAATTACGCGAAGGCTTTAATCGAGGCGAAGGGTATTCTCGCGAATCGCGTTCGTGAGAAATACGAAACTCTGCCGAATGCATACAAGAAAATGGTTCGAAATTCCATAGACATTAACGCAGGTCGCAATAAAAATTCAAACATCAACACCATCTTGAAGGCGCTCCGCTACGTCTACCAATTACCCTTGGAGTGGCGATTCACGTAAATCTAAATCTATCAAAGACGTGTACAGACTTTCTAAAATTAAAGTACACAATCATACACACCGCATCACCAATATCGTGTTTTCTCTCGTACGGTACCTCACCACCCTTGATGTACTTTTCCGCGATACTGGTGGTTCGTTCTTTCCGTTGTTCATAGGTGAGCTCTCTGATGCCAAAGTGTGCGTGCAATGATACCGGGTTGACCAGAGTTACTTTGTCACGAAACATGTAGTGAAGGAGGACTTCGATGTTTTGAAACCCACCAGGGGGTTGTCGTTCGATGAGAATGTATTCCGCGTCATCAAACCAGCTCTGATGTTCCGCCACCATCAGCGGTACTAAGTCGACGATGTCATTGGTGTGAATGTACTTGTAATCTTCTAAGCTCACCTTTTTCATCCACGTCACTTCCACTCGCGCGTTTTCACACTCAGCCATGACCAGACCCATGTTGTGATAACCGATGTCAATGGCCAGGACCTTGTACATGTAATTAAAAAGAGGACCTCTCTTTAATCACATGATGGTTGTTCCGTACTCATCTCCGTGATGTTCGTGCCACAGGTCATACACACCTGTCGCACGAAAGACACCGAGGGTTTTAGTTATCGTCGCCAGTGTGTTGGGAATGGTGTACTCTGCACATTTCAACGTCATCCCCATGCTCATCGCCAACACCTCGGCTTCTTTATTTTCATTATTCATATTATGGATAAAGAGCGCGTCCTCAAAACACTCTGTTACTTTGGAGAGTCTTTAATACTTCTTGACACGATACTTCGCAAAAATCGTCTTTAAGTCATCTTCAACAATCTTAAACCTCTCCAATCGGTACTGCGTAAACATCCAGAGAAAAAACAACGTGCTCTTCAGGAGATTGTTCGCGGCGGTGTCGTCCATTTTATACACGGGCGATACTAAACGATGGAAGAACGTCTCGTCTTTGTTCTTACCGGTCACGTATGTCTCCAGCTGCGTCATCGCGCACGTGTCGTCGTTCACGCTCCAGTGGTAGAAGATGAACGGAATGAGTATGCTGTACATTTGAAGGAGACGTTCGTTATTCACAAAGGGAATGATGACGAGGAAAAGCAACAACAATGTGTGAAGTGCGAAAATTATGTTCATCTATTCTAAGATGGAAAAAGATAAAAAAATCCCTAAAATTTGGCACCCACAACAGGAGAGTATTCTTCGGGGGTGGGGTGAGGCGGCTGCGTGTTATCGGTGGATGCACTATCAAGCTTTTTTGAAATATAGGACTTCAAACATGCGTTATACTCTGCCAGTCATCGTCCTCTCGACAATCACTGGTACGGCCAATTTTGCTCAAGAACAATTTCCGGTGGGGTTCCAACCCTACGTCGCACCGACCATCGGTGGTCTGAACCTCATCGCCGGGCTCATCGCGACCATTGCGCAATTTTTGAAGATTTCCGAACTCATGGAGGCCCATCGGGTCGCTGCGATGCAGTTTGGGAAATTCAGTCGCGTGGTGCGTCTGGAGCTCGCGCTTCCACTGGTGGACAGGTCGCGCGATGGTTCGGACATGGTAGAACTCATGAAGGGGGAGTACGACACACTCATCGAACAGAGTCCCTCGATTCCTGGACCAATTTTACAACTCTTCGAACAGGAGTTCCCCTCGGACGACGTGCTCACGAAACCAGAAATCATTCACATCAATCCCATTCAAACGTTCAACGCCGTGTTGGAAAACTCAGTCGT